GAACATATTCCCATAGTAGTCCTCCACCGCGATTTGTGGTCTTGCCGCCGCAATCAATTGAATTTCTTGTTGCGTTGCATTGTCCAAAAATGTTAAAGTTAAGTTTAATGTCTGAGTATAAAAGGTAGTACCAGTATCCCTAGAACTTGTAATTGTTGTCTCTAGTGATGATGCACCTTTTACATCAAATTTATAAACCGTAGGCGTTCCTGATATAGCCGTAATTTCTCCGTCTGTATAAGTGGGATCGCCTAAGTCTCCATAATCCATAAAGTAGGCGGCTTTAATTCCGCCAAAAGCTGATTTACAAGGTAGCTTTCGTCCTTTCGTTAATAAACACGCCATAATATTTTTTGTTTAAAAAAAAAGGCATAAAGGGACTACACCCCATATGCCCTTTTTTAGTTATAATTTAAGAATATAAAACTATGTCAGAGCCTATACCGTACTGGACTCCTGCCGTAAATCTCATGATTACTCTAACATTTTGAGATCCATCTAGGTCACCCATATCTAAAACCTTAACTTCATTCATATCGTTAAGTAAACCAGTTCCGAAATATAGGTTAGACTTCTGAGCCGCTACCGCATAATTATCAGGCAATCCTTGACCGACAAAGATCTTAACTCCGTCAAAACTTAGATCACCATTATTCCACCATTGAGTACCTTGATTATTTACACCATTTGCACCCAAGCCAGACGCACCAAATCCACCTAATGAGCGAACGTATGCCCTTGCAATATTCTGAGAGATATACAAAAACATATCATCTTTAGAATAAAGAGCGGAGGGGATTGCATCAACGATCTTACCGAGTTCAGTAATTACATTAGCTGAATCAACTCCACCACCTACTGCCGCAACATCAATCACATCAGCGTCAGCAGTCATAAGAGTTGTCAATCCGTCAAACTCTCCTGCTTGTGCGCCTCCTAAATTTCCTTGCCAAATATTGTTCTCAGTTGCCGCCGCTACTTCTTTAGCAACATGAGCAATCAAGAATTCAGCGAAGGTCGGGGGCAATTGATCGAAAGCAGAGTATCCCATGCTTTGAGCGCCCCAATTTGCCACAAACGGAGTCTTACACAATTCGACATTTACCTGAAATTCTTCAGGCTGAATAATTCTTTCAGTTAAAGTAACATTTCCTGCATTTGTAAAATCACAAGTTGAATCTGCGATAATTCCGCTAGTTGCTACTTTCTGGACAACTTCTTTATATTTTATATTCGGCATAATTTCAATTCCTCC